TTCACGGTCCTTCCGGGCCGCTTCAATTCCCGCTAGCTCAATCTTATCATCCTCCACTTCTGCCTGTCTTTCCAGAGCTCCCGCCAATGGATCAGGCGGTGGTGGTGGTTGTGCTGCTATAAATTCTTTCTCCTCGTCCGTCATCTGCTCTTCGGGTATCTGACCGGATAGTACCATACGTTGCCGCACACGCTCAGCCAATACATCAAATCCCGGTGCGTTCATGTTCTTGTACAGAACATCACGGCCCTCCTCAATGATAGTCGGATCGATGGATGCGACCTCAACCATTGAATTGACAGTCTCGCCCTGACGGTTCTTGAACGACTTCGAGACCTCGCAAGTCACGTCATAGACGCCCTTGGATAAATCAATGACCTCAACCGGTTCTTTTGTTTCCGTATCAATAATACGATCATTGATCATCACCATTTCGAAAGAGTTGTCCTCATTGATAATACGCACTTGGCGTGCCGTATCATAGACTTTAGGAATAGCCCGCATCAGTATCTTACCGGTATGACAGATGGCGATCTGCTTACTTCGAACGTACTTAAAGTTGCGCGTATCGCCACGGTTTTGCTTTAACTCTACCGCAAGCCCTGATTGCAGTCCTAGTGGCTGTCCCGGTAGTTGATCAATGCCTGCCGTTGACTGAAGGTTCTGCAACATGGATTGCGAGGTAACTTCAAGACCCGGATTGATCTCGGCGCCACCAATCTTAAAAGGCGGTGGTGTATCAGCCTGGTTTTCATACGGTAAAACAGGATCAGACGAGACGTTCAGATTCTCCCATGCATCCTTTTCGCCACCGATCTGTTCTTTCGTAGCGAGAATCTTGGCAAGTGGCGCTAATGCACCTTCTTCGACTTTACGACTCTCTGTGTAGTTATAGATGCGCTGTGCATCCATTTTCTTGGTCACAATGCCCCAATAGTTCGGCACTTTCTGTCGCATACTCCAGTTCGCATACTCTGGAATAATTGGAATCAGATCAAATACCGTGTCTTCAATCGTTGTTAGCCATTCTTTACCATCAAAGACACGAGATTTTACCTCTATCATTGGACGCATGCGTTCACGCTTAACCGTTGCACCTTGTTCTTCTAGTTCGTCCTTGATCTTTTTGAACTTGTCGTCATCGACATACACAGCACCGTTTGTCAGTTCTACAATACGCCGTTCGACCTCGACCTTATATAGAATCTCACCAACAACCACAGTATCCGGCATATGATCAGTATGAATAACACGATCACCGATCGTGACTGATTTACCACTGCCTTTAGGAAACTGTTCTTCATAGTCAGCCTTGATCATAGTTGTGAGAACAAAAGCATAGTTAGCATCCTCACGCGTCTGTAATACCGAGCCAGGATCAAACCATACCCGGTCCACAAAGTCGTTGATGGTGTCGATGTAGAGATCCTGATCGAAGGTATTGTTATCACCCCAGCGTTGATTGACCCTCCAGCCATCCATGCCAGCACGCACCATAAAGCGTGTGGAGGCATCATAAACATCAGTTGCGTCCGACAGGTTCTGGATGTTTCGAATCAACCCGTCATACGTCTTGGCCAGAGCCTTGGTTGCCTCCCCTCCTGCCGGTAATATCTGAATATCGAAATCCTGCTGTTCAATAGCTCCGGCAATGTCATCGACCAAGTCATTGCACTTATCCAGGGTATAGCGGGGTCTGTTTTTGAATGCCTTCGCTGCGTGTGGGTCCCACTGTCCGTCTTTTTGATCAAGGAACTCGTGTACCTCACGAACAATCTCACGAACATCTGTCTCAACGGATTGCGCCTCACGCAATAACTGCAGCACTGAGTCATGCTTTTCGAAGTTCTTGTCGTCAGTATCAGTTGCCATAAACAGATGCAAAATGCAGTTTCATATTGGCCTTATTTGGCGGTGGTGTGGCAAGACTCATCATCAGAGAGTCTGCCATGTTCGGCGATGGGATAGGTGGTTTCTGACGTGCCATTTCCTCTTTGCTCATGATCTGAATTAGTCCTGCACCGTTCGGTCTTCTCGGTATTCTACATACTTCGGCTCGCAATGCACTCATATTGCTGATATCTGACGATAAGCTGATCATCTCATCCGGATCGATATACACGCCCTTTTCCGCTGCCTGGTAGGCATTGTAGAAGCGATCCCGCAACATCCAGTAGTACTGTGCGCGACGGTTCTTGAATGTCTCTTCGTTGCTCTTGGCCTGCGTATTACTGTGGCTATCGACCTTCTGATAGGTCTGCTTGGGGTTATCAACACCCTTGCCACCACGAAACTCAACATGCTGCATCTTCTTACCGGCAATAGCCTTCAATGTCTGTCGGCGTAAAGAGACACCCAGGCCGTCACAGTCCCAGATATAGACATCAGCCTGTTTACCAATGGCATAGTCCAATGCCCAATCACAACCCTCATTCACATCAAGACCGGATTTATCCTGTACATCCAGTATCACTGAACCATGCCGATAACACAGTCCTTTATCATCCGGTCCCTTGTCCGAGGGATCGTGCGATATTACCTTCACGCCCTTAGGCTCAAAGCCTAGCTTGACATGGGCATCGATTGCAGCATCGAACCATTCGGCCGGGATAATGGCGTCCTCTACATGATCGTTGAAGGCACCTTCCCAAATGTGCATATATTCAGCGCGCGGCAGATTTTCCCTGTCCCATACACGCTCTGCCTCCAACTCCCCATGCCAGGGATTATCTCGCCAGTTCATGACGATGATCAAATGCAGGTCGTCCTCATATATACCATCTCGCATGAGGTCTTTGAGGTACGGCACAATAAATCGCTTACTGAACGGATCACCAGAAGACTTGGGGTTGGCCGTGAAATAGAGCTGTGATCCCTCAGCACGTATGGTCGGTGTCAAATCCTGAATAGATTCTTTGCTAAGTGTTTGCGCCTCCTCGATCCAGGAGTATTTGAAGCCCTGTGCCGATTTGACAGCACTTGAGTTCCTGGCAAAGCCCTTGAAACGAAAGCCACCACCGGTCAGACAATCGATCTTCTGCTCAAGGCAATTAAAACCTTCAACCTTCAGTGTATTTTGAATCAGTACTTTCAACAGCTTATGTACAGAATCATCGATCGAGGACTGGAACTCACGACCACACAATACGTCTGCAGCCTCAGTTTGTACCTTCATGGATAGAAAGCGGCCCATGCTCTCAGATTTAGCCGAACCGCGACCACCAATAATGATGATGAACCGTTTGTGACTGGTCAATACGGGATGGAACTTACTCGGAAGCTGAATCGTCGGCATGGTCAGAATCCACAACCTCCACCGTCCACTTCATATCAATTGCACCACCATCAGCACCCGTTACCTCACGTCGATCACGCCATTTATCGGGCTGACGATTCTTGAGCCAGAAGATTGCTGCCGTTGTCTCGGGTGGATAATGCTTGGTGAGATCAGTCTGTGTGATCGTGCCCTGATAATTGCTTATGTGCACCTCAGGATGTGAGTAACCATTGGCTCTTTCATACAAGCTCTTGGCTACTTTGGAGTCAGCTATTTCCTTACCTTCTCTTATGGACTGAAGAAATTCAGGATGTTGTTTTTTCCAATTATTGATTGTTTTCTCAGAAACCTCAAAGAAATCAGCAAGATCCTTGTCCGTAGCCCCCATCAGACACGCTTTCTTGGTCTGTTTGGGTGTCTTCTTCGGGTCATATTCTGATGGTCGTCCTGCTGGCATGTTTATTCCGCTTGATCAATATACGATTTCACCACATCAGTAACATCGCGCATTGCTTTTGTCCGACTATAGTCAATAGCAACCCAAGTTAACCCTGTGGGTATATGAGTAGCTTTGACAGACACAAGATTTCCTATTCCTGCTGTATTAACCTGAAATTCAATATCTTCTAAATAACCGTTCATTTCTTCCTCCGCTTTGCTTTCTTGCGCTTCTTACCGCCTCTGGCTGTGCTGAGAGCTATAGCTATAGCTTCGTCTTGTGATTTTCCAGACTTCTTTAATTCCCGTATATTAGCAGAAATGGCTTTCTGACCTTTGCCTTTACGCAAAAGAGGCATAGATTTCTCCGTGATTGGCAAACTCACCATGTAGTTTGATTCTAGCGGCTCTTACTGCTAGTTCTGCCTCGCCAAGGTTGTCGAAATAGCCAACAAATATAGTTTGCCCATCAACCCCCATTCTACCTCTCCATTTTCCAAGCATATTATCCCAACTAACGCCTTTTACTCCTGATGAATTTGTACACGCTAAAACAGAATTATAGGCATTTTCGTTTTTTGTGCATGGCCGTAAATTACCAATCTGGTTGTTTAATCTATTTCCATCAATATGATCAAGGAATTTCGGCAAATAACCGTGGTGCCAAAGAAATATTACTCTATGAACTGGATATCTTCGACAGTCAATGCCAACCCGCAAATAACCATATGTATCCTTATCTCTGACAACATCACCGACTTTAATACTATTAGTAGTAGAAACCCTCCACATCAATTGCCCATTTTTATAGTCAAATAATTCCCTCACCCTACTCTGTTTCAACATCTATTTACGCCGCTTTACTGGCTTCTTAGTTTTCTTCTTGGCTCTGCGTTTACGGCGCTCTGGAATTGTATGTCCTGGCATGACGTTCTCCTTATGAGGATCCTACTTGTTTGCCTTGAATCCAGATAACTAACGCTGTTGTACCTGTTGCACCTGCCAACGTTGCGAGTAGTGAATTACTGGAGTTCACTGGAAAGTCTACAAAAAACTCTCCAACTACGGATAATGCTGTTGCTGTTATGTCCACAAGCACACCACTTGGATCGCTTGCCTGTAATGTGATTGTGCCGGGTGTTGCAGCAAATGATCCCGATACACTGTACATCACTGGACCAACAAATGACTTTGCAGCCGTTGATCCATCAGCGGCGAGTGTTTGCCTATTTCCTGTTCCTTTTGCCACAACTATCTCCTACGTTAATTGAGCAAATTGCAGGTTTTTGATGCCGTAGAAATATTGCTCATAATGCTGACTGGACAGATCCTTGTCAGTGTTTAGCGTCACCACTTTAGGCTCTGGTGTCGTTCGGGTGGTATTGATAATCGCATTCGCTGTCGCTGGTACGGTAATCTGCATTGAGGTAGATGGCGTCACAATGACTGTCCAATCCACCAATTCATTGCCGGTCTCACAATCATCAACCCGATAACGGGCCGTGGTCGGTGTAAAAGGCTTACCAGTGGTATCTTCCGGTTTCGCGGTCACAGTAACCTCAACCAATTCATTGTGTGTTCTGCTCACCAGCTACTCCAGCGCAATTGGTAAATCATCCTCTTGCAATATAATACCATCATCCTCGGTCAGTATAAATCCGAGTGGATTTGGTGTGTCCGTTACCTTAATGGTACGACTAGCACTGGAAAATGTCACTCTCCGCTGTGTCGAGGAAAACCTTACCAATCTCGAAACAGAGCTAAATTTCACCACATGAGCCAATAATATGGGTGCATCTGCCGTGACACCAATGGTTGGCGTGGCCGTGACTGGCGATGTACTGTTAACCAGTGCTTCATCAGGCACAATAACAGTATTAACTTCATTGACCGTTACATCGTAATCTGGTGCCGCTGTCCATGTAATGGTGACAACCTGGTCGGAGGTTCTAATAACTGAGGTTATTAATTCCTTATCCCGGACCTCTTTATTCCAACCAGTTGCCTCATTTTGCGCGGATGTAACGCCATTTAGAACAATCTGACGAATCTGATCAAACGGTGTACCTGCGGCCTGCCAGGTATCACCTGTCATCGTGATAATGGTTTGCTTACCACCAGAGCGAACATCGGTTTCGGTGAGTGCAAGATCACCGGTGACAGCCGCACTAACAACCGCAAACTCTGACGCTCCGGTCAGGAACTTCATTAAGATGATATGCGTGAGTACCATCTTATTTATTTAGCCTTGAGCCTGGAATCCGTTGATAGATATTGTAATAGTGGTGATTGCAGCAGAGG